CGGATTGATGCACAACCCCGCGCACGCGAACTCGGAGCCTGAATGCGTTCAGGACCCCAATAATTCGTGGCTTATGCGGTGTCCTGATCAGGGGTTGGCCTCCGAGTGGGCATCCAACAAGAAAGCTTCTTTAGACCCAGCGCTTAGCGCGGTTTGTTCGGAAATTTGGGGCGCCAATCTCGCGCCGTTTACCGGGTATTTCCGCATTAATGGGCCCATTCTCATCGCCAATCGTTCGGGCTATAGCGTTGACGTTGTTTGTTCGAGCACGTCTGGTGTCAATTTCCCGAACTACGAACTACCGGCCTCCCGGCATCCTCACTCCGCAAATTACGACAACTCCTGCGCTACGCGCCCTGCTAAAGACTTTCTTTTTGAAGGTTGGGACCCGGCCTTCGCTTGTTACAAAGGTTGCAAGTACGACACCAGCTCCAAGGCGTGCGATTACATTGGAGACGCCGGAATTTACACGTGTGCCATTTCATCGGCTCCGCCCGACGGTGGCCTTTGGTCGTGCGACGGCCCCACGCCGATTGGTACTCCTGTAGCGCCTCGACCGCCGGACCCGGATGATCCCGACCCGGATGATCCCGACCCGGACGATCCCGGCCCGGATGATCCCGACCCGGATGATCCCGACCCGGAAGAGCCCGACCCCAGCGACGATCAGGACGACGGCCAGCAAGTTTCAGAAACGCTTGGCCCGAAGCTCGATGCCATTGAGCAAGCGGTCCTCGGTTTGGGTCCGAAGGTTGACGCAGTCAAAGCCGCTGTAGACGCGGGCACCGCTGCCGCTAACGCCAACGCCTCCGCAATCGTTGGCGCGATCAACGCGCAAGGCAACGGCACGGGCGGCGGCGGCGGCGACGGGTCCGGCTCTGTTGACCTCACCCCGCTCACTCCCGGCGACGACGGCGGCGATCATCCCGCTCTAGGCGAGATTGTCGAAGAGGGCAGCGTCTCCGACCTGCTCGGCCAGCTGGACCAAGATGGGTTCGGCCTGTCTCGTAGTTGCCCGGCGTATCAGTGGCAACTGTCGTTCGATCTTGGTTGGACCGAGTTCAACATGGGTCCCGCCGCTGATTTCATCTGCACGGCGCTGCAAGTGTTCGCGTACATGATCGCTCTGGCCGGCATGATTCAAGCCGCCTACATTCTCGGACGGGTGGGGGCTTCCTGATGCCTGCAATTCTCGCGGCCTTCGTGCCTTTCCTCATGGCGGCGCTTCGTCTTTTCGTCGTCGCCAATATCGTCGGCGTTGTGATTCGCGTTTTCGTCGGCCTCGGCGTCTATTTCTTCGTCATGGAGCCCCTAGGCGATCAGATTAGCGCCGTGCTTCAAGGGCGCATAACGGGCGCTCCGCAAGTTGTCGTTGCGTGGCTTGGCTACCTCAACTTTGACGTCTACATTCAAGCCATTCTGAGCGCGCAGGCCATCGTCTGGGCGTCTAACTATGTCCTTCGTATTCGGCAGTCCTAGCCATGCCTATCACTTGCATCACCGGCACTCCGGGAGCCGGCAAGACCCTCTCTGCGCTTGAAGAACTCTTCAAGGAACTGGGCATAAGCGTTCGGGGAAAAACGCCCGAGCAGCTTCGCAAGGAACTGAACAACACCGAGACGCGGCCTGTATTCGTTTGCAACGTTCGCGGCCTTTCCCCGGGCATGTTCGAAGAAATCGCCAGCCCTTTCGATTGGGAGGACTTGCCCGACGGCTCGTTGATTTTGGTGGATGAGGCTTGGGAGTTCTTCGGCCGGCATCTTCGGAACAGCGATGATCCCCGCGTTCTCAACTTCGCTAAGCATCGGCATCGCGGCTTCGACTTCATCATCACCACGCAGGCACCTAGCCAGCTCGCGTCGTTTTTCCGCGAGCTGCTCGGCCGGCATATCCACGTTACGCGCAAGTTCGGCACCCAAACCACGATTCGTTACGAGTGGCCTCACGTGCAGGAAAGCCCGAACGGTCAGACTGCGAAGAGCAACGCGCAGGAACAGGTATGGCAGTACCCGAAAGAGGTTTTCGCGCTCTATGAGTCGGCCACGCTGCACACCGTCAAGCGCAAGATTCCCAAGAAGATCATCCTCGCCCTTGTGATGGGTGTTCTGGGTGCGGTCGTGCTGCCGCTGGCATTGGCTTATCAAGTCTCCACGCTTACGCCCGATGAATTGGAGAACTCCGCCACTGAGCCGGCAGAGCAGCAAACCGGCGCGCACAGCGAAGCGAGCACGCCGGTGATGCTCGACGGCGAAGAGGTGATTTCTTCGCAGGATTACGCCTTCCTCCGTACGCCTCGTATAGCCGCAGACCCGGCCAGCGCGCCGCTCTATGATCGCTTTGAGGTGCAGGATTACCCGCGCATGTTCTGCGTCATCAGCGGGGATCAGCGAATTGAGCGCATATCGTGTCGGTGCCGCACCCAGCAAATGACGCCGGTTCTTGTGGATGATCGCGTGTGCATTCATGCCGCGCGCTTCGGCGTCTGGGACCCACGCCTAAAGCCTGTGGGCTACGCTCCGCGTGAAGCGGACCAGCCCATGCCCGAATCGCTCCAGCAGGTTACAGAGCCGCTCGCAAGCGGCCCTGTGGGTATAGGTCGCGGCATCGATCGGTCTACGTTGCAGCCCTACACGCCGCCCGATTTCACTTCCCGCTAAACCCCGCGCCGGTTCGGCCTTCCTCGGTGCCACCACGCAACGGCGGGCCAAGAATGGCAACAGCCAGGGCGACGGGGTCCCCGTCCTCGGACGGGGCAGGGAGCCCCGAGGGCGCTTGCGCCCGAGTTCGCCCGACGGCAGCAGGTCGGCGACGTTTCCGCATTCCGCCGCGCAGCCACACCTCGTATTCAAGTCGTCTCACCATGCCGAGACTGAGCCGCACGCCGTCCGGTGAGATGAGTTCGTCTCCCGCGATGCGCCAGCCAACCCAAGCGCCGGCGAGGTGTCCGGTGCCGTGCACTTGCCAGTTGTAAAGTGCTCGAACGCACTTGTTCATGCCGATAGCCGCGAGGCAGGGTGGGGCGGTTTCCATGTGGGGGTTCTCCGTTTGGGGAACCGTCCACCATGCTGAGTCGAACGCTGAAGCCTCCGTGATGCGTTGCGGTGTTCGCATAATGCATAGCTTGTCAGGCCGCATGAGCGGGCCTGTGCGGCGCTCGGAGCCATCAGGGGCAGGGCACCTAGCGCGACTGCAAGCGCCGCGCCCCTGAATCGCTTTGCGAGCCTCTGCAACGTTCGCTTAGCTTGCGCATCCCTCGCCGCTTCTGCGAACGCTTCAAGGATCACTGGCACCGGGTCCTCGCCTAAGTCCTTCGCCATGCGCTCGATGAAGTGCGCATCCCCGTTCCGGCCATCCTTCCAGTTCTGCACCGTTTGGCGCGCCGTCCCCAGATCGGACGCCGCCGCGTTGTTGCTTTCGTGACCTTTGCGCGCCTTCCAGCGCTCGAAAAGCTCCCACGTGGCTGACATGTCCTGACCCTCTTGACAGTGGTGTGCCGACCTATGGTACGGTCCGCCACGTCCCGACGCTCGGGACACCCCGGGGCTAGGCCCTGCCGCTGTTACCCCTAGCGGCGGCAGGTGCCCGGGGCCTATCCCTAGTAGGAGTCCGCAATGCGTCCCCAACGCGCCGCCGCCACCGTAGCGTTCCTGCTCGTCCTCCTTGGCCTCGCCATGCTCGCCGCGCCCTTCTACGAGGCGCTCTCCGTAGTGCATGAGCTTGAGGCCCGCTGTGCTCTCGACCCCGACTGTCGCGCCTCCCTCGGCTCCGAGGTCTCACCGTGAGTCGGCTCGATGGTCTGATGCGTGAGCCCGTGACGCTCTCCGTCATCGCTTCGCATGACTGGCGCAGCCCGCAACTCGTCTACCGCGTCGCCCTTGTCACCCGTGGTGGCCGCGTCCTGCACTGCATCGACAGCATCTCCCGCGTTGACGCCGTCCGCCTCGCCCGTCGTTACGCCGAGCGCGCCGGGATGACTGTTGTCCGTGAGGTGGTCGCATGAGCCGCTTTGCACTTCAAGTCCAGTTGTCGTGGTTCGACGGCTTGGGTTGGTTCTATCTCATCGTTCTCCCGCCGCGCGCCTTGGTTCAGTCGGGTGGTTTCTTCGACACCTATGACGATGCGCGTGGCGCCGCTGTCGCGTTCTGCCGTGCTCACGCTTTCGCCTTCGAGGTGATTGAGTGAGCCGCTGGCCTGCCGCAGAAGTGATCCCCCCCCATGCCGATGGGGTGGGGATCGCGGGGAAGGGGGGCGGCCCGTGTAGTAACACGGGACGAACCGACCGCAGGGAGGTTCGTCACGCCCCCCGCATGACCTCCGACGGCCTCGCTCTCTCTGGCGCTCTCGTTGACTGGCTGAGCTTCACCGTCAAGCCCGAGGGCGCAGACCTCGAGCTTCTGACGCAAGACCCGACGGCCTACGCCCGGGAACTCTGCTGGCGCATCTTCGGCGTGTCCGCGCTGTACTGCGAGGAAGCCGAAAAGCGCGGCAAGAACGGTTACACCCACACTTGCAAGCTTTCGAACGCCGACACCTCGGCGGGCTTCGTCGCCTTCGGCGGCAATCGCGGCACCGTCAACGTGCAGCTTTCCGGCGTCGGCTGCGCCGCTGTCCGCTGCTGGTACACCGCAGCGTGGGAACTGCAAACCCTCGGCGCGAAGCTGACACGCGTAGACCTCGCCTTCGACGACTACAAGGCGGAACACATCGATTTCCCGCGCTGGGAAGCGATGGCACGTGCGGGCGAAATCCAAGCGTCCGCAGGGCAGACCCCGAAGTGGCGCGTGTATGAGGGCAGCGATTCTCGCTCTCTGTACGTAGGCCGCAAGGGCAACAAGGAACTCTGCGTCTACGAAAAGGGCAAGGAACAGGGAGACCCGGAATCGCCGTGGCTCCGCGCAGAGCTTCGCGTCTGGGCGAAGGAACGCGAGATTCCGTATGCCGTCCTGACGCAAACCCTTAGCTTCATTCGTGGCGCGTACAACGTCCTGCGCGAGCTTCCGGGCGATGTGTGCGAACGCATCAAGACCACGGCGCGCAAGGTCGCCGCCAACGCCGTCGCGTGCCTCTCGTGGCTGCGCGCTGCTGTCGGACCTTCCATCGATACGCTAACGCGTGCGCTCGGCGCGGAACGCGTCGCGCAAATCCTCAATGACGACATTCGCCGGCCGACGGTCCCCCGGCGATTCAAGGGCATTCCCCGGGACCAACTCAACACTCATCTGCAAGGTGCGCTATGTCCCTTCTGACTGCCGCCATTCGCTTCGCGCTTGCTGCGCATAACCAAGGAACCATCCGATGATCAAGATTGAAATCACCGCTGAGCCCGTCAACGTTCGCAACGGCGTCAAGGACGGCAAATCGTGGCAGCGCCGCGAACAGCCCGCATACATCCACACCGGCCACGCCTACCCGGCGCGCTTCTTGATCAACCTCGGCGACAACGCCGCGCCCTACGCGCCCGGCTCGTACACGCTTGATCCGCGCTCGTTCGCCGTCGGTCAGTACGGGGACTTGCAGATGGCGCGATCGATCGTTCTCGCCTCGGCGAAGTAATCCATGAAGGTCCGCACTTGCATTCAGTGGAACGCGGAAACGCAGACCTGCGAAGCGGAAGTGTGGGCCGACCCCATGCCTCTGGGGCTTCCGCCACTCACCCCAGAGGAAGGCGCAACCATGGGCCTTGCCGTTTTCGGCTTGTTCTTCGTTGCGTGGCTTGTCAAGTGGCTCCGTCGTTTCGCCTCAACTCTCTGAAAAGGAAAAAACCATGAACGTTGCAACCCGCAATACCACGCTCGGCGCGCTCGCCGCTGCGTCCCTCGTCGCCGCTGGCAACGCCTCGGCCTTCGCCGGCGCACTGGCCACCGAGCAGACCGAAATCCTCGGCTACGTGACGGCCACCACCGGCCTGATCATCGCCGTCGGCTTCGCCGTCCTCGGTCTGGTGATGATCGCCAAGGCCGTGAAGTGGGGCCGCAAGGCTGGCTGATGCACGATGCCGCGTCCTAGCGCGGCACCCTTTCACGCGGGAGAACTACGGTGTTCGGATGGATCGTGTTCATTATTATTTGCTGTGCGGGCTGGCTCTCCTTTTCGGATTGATGCACAACCCCGCGCACGCGAACTCGGAGCCTGAATGCGTTCAGGACCCCAATAATTCGTGGCTTATGCGGTGTCCTGATCAGGGGTTGGCCTCCGAGTGGGCATCCAACAAGAAAGCA